GCCTGGCACTATTGACAGAGTTGCTTCAGTAAATGGAGTTTCCACCTTTCGTTCCCAGTACACACCTTTCCCTTGGAGGGACAGAGTGAAGTATTTGTTTGGGATTGAGAAGGAAAGTCATCCACCTCAAGCTGTGCCTTCCTGGTATGGTTGGCAGAAAGCTTACGCAAATTTGCGTCTGCCTGCTAGGATGTTTTCACCAGCTTTGGTTGATCGTGCAAGAGAGGATTATGTAGCTCCACTCATAGCTAGGTATCACGAAAATGTTGCCTATTGGAACATAAGAAAGCTAGATGATGACGAGAATCTTAATGGAATTAGAAATTTGTTGGGAATGAACCCCATCAATATGAAAAGTTCCATGGGTTTTCCGGCAAACGGCACAAAAATGGAATATGCCTATAGGGACGATGAAGGAAAATTGTTCATGGTGGATGAATTCTATGAAATTGTGGAATATGTCGATGACCAGTATCGCAGTGGGAGAAGGGTTTATCCCACCATCAAGGCTTGCAAAAAGGATGAAGTATTAATGAAAGAAGGGAAATGTCGAATTTTTTATTCCAATCCCATGTATTTCACTTTTCTTTTGAGACGGTATTTTTTGTCAATGATAAGATTTTTAATGCTTAATCCATTATTGTGTGAGTGTGCGGTCGGCATAAATGCCATTGGTCCTGAATGGGAGGAATTGGTAGAATATGCAAAGTCCAAGGATAGCGATCGAGCCGTGGCTGGAGATTATGGGAAGTATGATCAGAAGATGCCATCCCAAATGATTTTCGCGGCCATTTCGATATTTATTGAATTGGCCCAAGAAGCGGGATTTCATCGCGAAGATCTACTTGCTATGCAGACCATGGCATATGATTTGGTATACGCGAGAGTGGCCTTTGATGGTGATCTATTGGAATTTGTTTCTGGTGGACACATTAGTGGAAACTCACTCACTGTGATGGTCAACAGTATCGTTGGCTCTTTACAGTGGAGATGTGCATTTTATCATTTGTATCCTGAAGCAGCTGATTTTCGACAACATGTTGCTCTCGTTACTTATGGAGATGATAATATTGGGTCGGTTGATCCACTTTATTCGAATTTCAATATTGTGACGATTTCAAAATTTCTGGAGGAACACGGTCAGGAGTACACAATGCCCAACAAAGAGGACGAACTTCAACCAACAATTGCTTGGGAGGAAGTAGAGTTTCTGAAACGGAAGACAGTTTATCATCCGAAGTTGGGTAAGGGTGTTGGTGCTTTGAGTTTAGAGTCCATTTGCAAGAGATTGATGGCATATATTAATTCTAACAATGAGATATCTGAATTTGAACGTATGGTTGAAAATGCTGACTCCTCACTCTTGGATTTTTTCCTTCATGGTGAGGCTGAATATGAAAAGTTCAAAGATTTGCTTCGAGAGCTTGTTGGAGACAGAGTATGGAATTGTATGCATTTCAGCTCGAGGTCATACGATGATTGGGTTCTCTGGTGGAGAGAACAATATTTGGGTGAGAGTGTGCAACCCGAGTTTGATGAAGAAACTCAAATAGTACTGGCCCCGCAATGCTCGTGGGGCACCACGGAAAAGTTGAAGAAGCAAGACGCGTATTGGATACCATCAATTCTATCTTTAGGACGAGATAGATTGATAGGCTTGCGCGTTGAGAGCCCTAATTTTAGGTATTGGTGTTTACCAATGAGTTGCTCGCTCAACTGTCCACAACGGGATGCGAATATAATGCTAAGCGCATACCCGACATGGTGCATTGGGAATTGTTTGATGATTAGAAAAGAGTGTGAAGATCACAATGCAGAAGTTAAACTGCAAGAACAAAACGAAAAATCCCTGGAAGAGCAATCAGGGTATGTTCCAATCTCGAGAGGAGTGGAACATGATTTGAGAAGAGCGTTCGAATTGCTGGACAGGGTTTTACGGAATCTTCCCAGAATGATGAACGATGATTTGTGCATCAACCGAGCAAACATGCTTTTGCGACACGCTAACGACCTCATTGTTTTCTCTCAGGAGTTACTTGAGGATCCCATGCAAGCTTTGGAAGAGCAATCAGGCCCAATTGAGAATGTAGAATCGCATAAGGGGCATAATGTGGAAACCGAGTGGAATGTGGCGTTTCATGACGCAGATGGAGGTTATACTTTGAATATGGAAGTTCCAGATGACGATGTTCGTAAGACGCGCTTGGATGTTGCCACTAATTACAAAGATGATTTGGAGAGACCTGCTTTGATAGCTGATTTCAAGTGGCAATATGGAAATGGTTCGCAAGGCGCGAAATTTTCTGTATGGGAACTTTTGCGTACACAGCCTTTTATTAGGGATCGTTTGAGGAATCACAAGTTGTTCAGAGGCGATTTGGTACTTAAAAGTGTCATTAACGGCAATGCATTTTACTATGGTAGAGCTCAACTTTGCTATAGGTATTTTCCGTTTTTGGATGCTTATGGGATGCCAACTATTGGACGTGGACGATCATGCATAATATCTCAGTTGCCTCGGATGCTCATTAATCCCACAAATTCTTCTGGTGGTGAGATGGTGATTCCATTTCATCATTTCCAAGATTTCATTGATTTATCAACTGATTCTTTTGAAGATATGGGAGAGCTGGAATTCGACGTATTAGCAGCTTTGCAGCATTTGTCAGGCACGGCTCCGGATTTGACGATCAAAATCTACGCATATTTTAAGAATGTGGAGACTTTCGGTTTGACCGCTATTGATTACTCAAGTGACCCATTAACTTTGGTGTCTCAAATGGGAGAAATTGATGAGGCAAATTCGAAGGGCGTCATTTCAGGCCCAGCTTCTCAGGTTGCTTCAATAGCACGTGTGTTGAGACAGATACCCTTCCTTAAACCTTATGCAATGGCCACTGAAATTGCCGCAACAGGTGTAGGCAAGGTGGCTAAGATATTTGGTTACAGTAGACCTCGCATCACTGCTGAAGGCATGAGATATATGCCTGATGGATTTGGTGCTTCGGCTTTGACTGATGTACCTAGCGCTGTGCACTCGTTGGCTGTGCATGAAAAGAATGAGTTGAGTGTTGATCCGAGAATAGCTAACGATAAGCCATACGACAGTTTGGCCATAACATCGATTGCCTCAAGAGATTCATTCTGGGGTTCTTTCGATTGGGATGAATCTATGCTTACAGGTCAGCGCTTAGCCCAGTTTAAGGTGAACCCTTTGTATATTGTGCGACGTGATGATGATCCTACTGGCATGGCATTCACCGCTTTGGCAGCTGCGGCTTTTCCTTTTGATTATTGGACTGGGTCCATTATCTTTAGGTTCAGTGTAGCATGTAGTGGATTGCACAAGGGTCGTCTACGTATTGTTTATGATCCCACTGGGGGAACAGACATGTCTATACAAGATATGCAGAAGAACACAATGAAGATCGTGGACATTGCAGACGAACCTGACTTTTCTGTCCAAGTTGGAGTCCACCAGTCAACAACTTTCTTGGAGACTAGCAAGGATTATTTTGATCCAAATCCCGCATCAGTTTGGGGTACTGATATGTGGACAACTGGCAACACAGCTTTTGCACAGAGGCCTCTGACCACATCTGAAAATGGAACAATAATGATCTTTGTGGAGACACCATTGTCATCACCTGACTTAGCCACCAGTACAAATGTTGAGATTGTCTCACACGTGTGTGGTGGAGAAGATTTTGAAGTGGCATCTCCTAATGATCACATTGCAGCTTTAGCGCCTTATAAGGAGAATTCCGCCATTCCTCCTTTGCCACCACAAAGTGGAGACGTTGAGTCCGATAAGGGTGCAAGTGCTGCATTAAAAGATGGAGCTCCAATGCAAGGCCCCACAATGATGCTCACTGGCATGAAATGTTCTGAAAATATGAATAAGGTGTACATGGGGGAGAGAATCACTTCATTGAGACCTCTCACAAAAAGATACGCTTTTCATAGATTAGCCCAATTGCTTTCGGGCAACGCAACAGATAGTGCAACTTTTGTTTTCGGTGTGCGTTTGCCTTATTGCGGCCTTATGCCCGGTGAAGTTGACAGAGTGGACAATGCTGCTCCAATTCAATACACCTTTGCAGGGCTAACTATGGCCCAGTATGTGAGCCTGATGCATGCTGGAACTAGAGGTGCCATGCGTTGGAAAGCCATTTACAGTAGCGGTTTCAACGATGATGAGGCAGTCATTTATGGAAAACGCGTTCATATAAGACCAGGTGAGGAGTATTCCTTCCCATTCTTGACGCAAAATATGTCTCTTTCTCCAAATAGGGACAATTATTTCCTATTCAATGACGGCACAGCAGGTCCGACTATATTAGGAGGCAATGGGGGGATGGCTGTATCTCCCGAAAGGGTCAATCCTTGCGTAAGCTTGGAAGTTCCCTACTACAGCCAATCCAGATTCGATCTAACAAAGTCGAACAGAAACATCCGGGGATTAACCGGATGCCGACAAGCAGTGGAATTCGCCACTTTTGGTCGGCAGCGCGATACCAGAGGCAGCTTTGCATGCTTTTTGGCAGCTGGAGATGATTTTCAAGTTTATCATTTCACAGGATTGCCTTACATGCGAGTTGTTGAGCGCACTTAAAAC